GTATCAAGGTAGATGCCCGGTGGGACAGCTACGCGAACTTCGCTGCCGATATGGGACCACACCCCGGCAAGGGGTGGTCCTTGGATCGTATAGATAACAATTCGGGTTACCGCGACGGTAATTGTCGCTGGGCGACCCAATCCACTCAAGGCAGGAACACGCGCGTGAATAAGCTTACGGCCGCTGACGTGGCCAGCATTCGCGCTGCCTATACAGGAAGCGTTCGGCGCGGAGGAACAATATCGCAAGCCGATCTAGCGCTACAGTATGGTGTTTCACGCTCGCTAATCGTAATGGTTCTAAACAGCAAACGATGGAGGTAGAAATGCAGAGGCAGTACACTTTGGAGTTAAGGGTGGATTTCGCAGATAACGAAAAGAACGGCGCAATCAAAGAAACCTTGCAACAATGCGCACGACGTGCGTTTGCTACGGCAAACCTGCTCGCCGACAACCCCAAGGCTACGCAGGTAGCGATCTGGTCGGACGACTTCTTCTCCGGTCATGAAGAGATCGCGCTGCTTGATGACGTCCTGGGCAAGATCGACGTAGAGCATCCCGTCGAGACCGGCGAACAGCCGAGCGATGAACTGTTGGGAGCGCTCAAGGATGGCGTTTAGCACCCAAGTGCAAATGGGCGGCAGCGTCTCGGCAAGACAAAGTGATCAGCGCTTCCGCTCGTTCGCGGAGCGCTTCATGATCGAGCGTGCCAGCACGTTCCGTCAGGACAAGATCGATGAGGACACATGGAAGTGCATCCTTGACGCCAAGCGCGCCTACAAGCAGATTGAAGCTGTTGGTAGATCAATAACAGAGGAGCTGTAAATATGTCTGAGGAACAAGAGATCGAGCCCTGCGGCTTGACGTCAGAGCAAGTGGCGAAGTGGGGCGACACCATGTCCCTGATGGCGTGGACCTGCCCCGGTTTTCGCCATCTGTTCTATAAATTGTTGGCAAACAACAAAGGGGAATATGGCGCGGTGCCGTCCAAGAGCGTGCCAGTTGCTGCGACCGATGCCCGCAACATTATCATCAATCCTGATACGTTCTTTGCATATCCGCTGAAAGAGCGCGTGTTCGTCATGGGACACGAAGTGGTGCACAACGTCTATGGCGACGTCGAGTTTCTGAAACGCTGTAGCGATATGGGCATTGTCCCGATGGATGACGGCACAACACTGCCGTTTCGCAACGAGACCATGCAAAAGGCGATGGACTATCGCATCAATCCTCTCTTGAGGGACAGCCGCATTGGCTCGCCGCCCAAGGACTGCCTGATGGACGACACCATCGCCACGGCAAACACTGGCATTTGCGAAGCCTACAAGAACGTTTATGAGGACGAAGAGAGCGGTGGCAGGAAAACGGGCAAGCACCAATCGTTCGATGTCATCCTTAAGCCCGGCAAGAGCAACGGGACGCCGAACCAGCCTCGCAACCCGCAGCAGTGGGGCGTTGAGCTGGCCGCAGCGCAGACGCTTGAAGGCATGAAGCACCAGGGCAAGATGCCTGGCGCGCTGCAGCGTATGTTCAAGAACATCCTTGAGCCCACAGTGCCTTGGACCGAGCATATCCGCGGTATCTTCAACCGCAAGGTCGGCAGCGCTGCTTACAACTGGCGCAAGCCTGATCGCCGCTTCATCATTCGCGACCTGCACATGCCTTCCCGTTCTGGGAATGGCGCAGGATGGGTAGTCGTCTGGGGAGATACTTCCGGAAGTATCTCCCAGACCGAACTACAAAAGTACATGGCCGAGCTGAGCGCCATCGTGGAGGACTGCGCGCCTCAGCGACTAACAGTGATCTGGTGTGACGCGGCAATACACCGCGTCGACGAGATCGCGGAGCCGGCGGACATGGCGCACCTGCAGCATGTCGCGGAGACCGATGGCGTGGGCGGGGGTGGTGGCACGTCAGTGCACCCGGTCATGGACTGGATCGCGGAGCATACCGAGAAACCAGAGGTGTTCATCGGGTTCACGGACGGCTATGTAAGCTTCCCCAAGCAAGAGCCCGACTACCTGACAATCTGGGCGAGCACCACGGATGTTGAGTATCCCTACGGCGACGTGGTGCGGCTCAACGAGCAGCCCGTTCGTGCCTGAAAACGAATTACCGCGGCGGTAACGACAGGCTGTTAAAACGCCTCCGCTCCGACGCGGCTGGCGTTTTAACAGCCTGAAAGCGAAAAGTCAACCACAAAAGGAGAATGAACATGGGTAGAGGGCATAGATATTTCGGAACACCAATCCCGTCGGCGCTGGGCGACAACCACGTCGAGGTAGGTCTCGATACGATCAACTCGCTCTGCCAGAAGACAATGGCGGTCATGACCGAGTACCCGTTCACCCGGGAGCAGACCGTCCCGATGCTGTTCCCGCCGGACGTGCTCGACAGGGCACTGGCAGCGAAAGAACTGATTGAACCAGAAACCAATACGATCGACTACACGATCGCCGGTGCGGTGCTTAATTTACACTATGTCGGAAGCTACTGGCCACCGATCAACGAGAGCGCCATGGCGCTACAGCCGAGCGCCGAGCCGTTGCTGGCATTCATCGAGCAGGTGCGAGCGATCCATCTGCAGTTCGAGGAGATCAAGGACGTGCTGTGCTGGCTCAACCGTAATGCCACCCCCGGGGCAATCCGCTACTACTTCCCGGTGGCGAGCGCGCTGTGCCCCGATAGCCCGCCGTTGAAGGCGCTGCCTCACGTCCCGTCGCGCTATACACAGCCGATTGGCATCAACGACTGGATGCAGACCATCAAGGACGCATCGGCCTGCTACGCCAGCACGCAGATGCTGCCGGGGACGGCAAGATTTAGGCAACGGGAACGCGCGATGTGGTTGACATTCCCCGGAGAGATGATACGACGTGGACCCATCGAGTGCCACTCCGACAGCATGACCTATAACCTCTGAAAGACCCCATGTCAGAACGCAATCTCTTGATCCTGGATTTAGAGACGTACTACAACAAGGAATATTCCTTGCGTAAGATGTCAACGCCGGCATATGTGCTGGATCAGAGGTTTGAGCTACAGATGGCGGCAGTGAAATTAAATGATGAGCCGCACAAGATTGTCGACGGACCGGACCTTCCTGCGTTTCTTGCGTCCGTCGACCCTGCAATCACTACAAGCGTCACATTCAATGCGCTGTTTGATCAGTCTGTGCTGGCATGGCGCTACGGCTGGGTTCCGAGCACCATGATTGACGCTATGGGAATGGCCAGAGCTTTGCTGGGGCATGAGTTGCAGCATGGCGTAAGCCTCAAGGCCGTAGCAGATCATCTAGGACTGCCGGCCAAGGGTAACGCCTTAGCTTCTGTCATAGGAATGCGTAGAGAAGAAATCATAGGCCGCGGACTGTGGCCGGCATTTTGTGACTACGCCTTGCACGATAATGAACTCTGTGAAAGCATCTTCTTGAAGCTATATCCGCAGTTCCCATGGAGTGAGCGCCGCCTGATGGACATGGTACTCCGCTGTTGCGTAGAGCCCCGCTTCCTGTGCGATGTGAAGATGCTTGAGGCACATTTGATAGATGTCCAAGACGCCAAGGCCGAGCTGTTGCGCGATGCGAACAATATCGACCCGAAAATTATTATGAGCACCACCAAGTTTAAGGAAGCCCTCGAAGCGCGCGGTGTGGAAGTAGAGATGAAGGTCTCGCCCACTACTGGGCTGGAGACGCCATGCTTTGCCAAAACCGATGCGTTCATGGAGACCCTGCAGGAGCACCCTGACAGCGTAGTGGCTGCGATGGCGGCGGCGAGGCTGGGGCTCAAGAGCACCTTAGAGGAAAGTAGGACCATGAAGATGCTGTCGATCGCGCAGCTACCATGGCCAGATTGGATATTAAAATGAGCCGAGGTACTATTGCGGATGTTGTCAAGAACCGATGGTGGCAGTGAATGGTGTGTCTTATGCCTATACCCCTTAGGTTTTCGGGGGCGCACACGCATCGCCTGTCAGGCGAGTGGAAACTGAATTTTCAGAACATGCCCACGGTCCGCGGATCGAAGGGGAAGTCCAAACTGCGCCAGTCTCTTATATGTGGCCACGACGAGCGGATCGTGACTTGTGACTTGTCGCAGATCGAAGCACGCATCGCCGCGTGGATATGTGGTTGCGATTTGCTGGTCAATGAGTTCAGGAACAAGCTCGATCCCTACTCCAGGTTGGCGACTTCGATCTTTGGCTACGACGTGGACCGCAAGAAGAAGGACGCTGCCGGTAATTTGATCTTTCCGATTGAAGGGTTCATAGGCAAGACCGGCATTCTGGGGCTGGGGTACGGCGCCGGCAAGGACAAGTTCGACACTATGGTTACACAGTCTGCGCGCAAGGATGGGCTGGATATTTCCAAGATTTACAACAGGGCGCTGGGCGACAAGGCAGTGGACGCCTACCGCAATCGCTATTGGGAGATAAAGCTTGGCTGGGCGATATTGCAGGCCCATATCCAGAGCGCGTGGTTGACGCCCTACGGTTCGGCGCAGTTCGGGCCAGTGGTTATAAGCTACGGCAATGTCCTCCTGCCATCCGGCTTGAGCCTGCGCTACGCTGACCCCAAGTCAGTGCAGGTCGAGCGCGAGTACCCCGACGGCCGCAAGCAGTGGCAGACGGAATTTCGTTACCGCTACGGTAAAACGTGGCACATGCTCTACGGCGCCAAGCTGCTGGAGAACATTGTGCAGGCGCTGGCGCGGATCGTGGTTATGAACGCAGCGCTGCGCATCCGCGATCGCGGCAAGCACACCGCGCATCCGAAGGATTATTTCTTTAAATTACAGGCCCATGACGAGCTTGTGTTCATAGTCCACAAAGACACGCTTGACACAACTAAGAAAGTCATTTTAGAAGAGATGCGACGCCCCCCATCATGGGGCAAGGACATTCCCCTTGACGCCGAGTTAGGCGAAGGCGCTTCATACGGAGAAGCCAAATAATGCCATCCCCAACGAAACGCATTTACCTCGCGGGACCCATGCAGGGCATCCCCGAGTTCAACTTCCCCCGCTTTCATGCAGTTACCGCGGCGCTACGCGCCAACGGGCACACGGTGTTCAATCCGGCCGAGAAGGATATCGAGCGGCTGGGCGGGCACGATCTATCCGAGGGCAACGTCACAGGCTCTCTCACGGAAGCCAACAAGGTTGGCTTCTCTCTTCGACAGGCGCTTGCCGAAGATACCAACTTCATATGCCTTGAAGCCAATTGCATAATGATGCTACCGGGCTGGGAGAAGTCCAACGGCGCGCAGGCCGAGCACAGGCTCGCGGTAGCGCTTATCTCGGAGGGGATGGAACTACTCTATCTCTCCGAAGAGGCGTGCAAGCTGATGGAGATGGCCAATGCTGGCTAAATCCCCCAAACGCGCGCGCCCACGCGCAAATAAAAAAGTCGCCGACGTTTTCGCCGCCGCCGACGCCGCGAACACCCGCCGCGCCAACGCGGAAATCAAGTCCGCGCGGTTACTCGATGTGCTCTCAAGTGCCGAGCGCAAGCACTACCCGATCACGACCGGCGTGACGGACTATTTCCCAGACGCGCTTGCGATGGTCGCCAACATCTCCTACCTGGGCAACCAGAAGCATAACCCGGGCGAGGAGCTGCACTGGTCCCGAGGCAAGTCCAACGACCATGCCGACTGTTGCGGCCGGCATCTGTCACAGCGCGGCACGTTTGACAGCGACGGGATCAGGCACAGCGCACAACTGGCATGGCGAGCGCTGGCGCTGCTGCAAGAAGAGCTGGAAAACGAGATGGGATTACCCCTGCCTCGTGGAGCTTGGGCACCATGATGCATCGTAGCTCGGATGTACGGCGCGACCATCACGGTGT